GTTTTTACAACACCATCTACATCTACGTGTACGTCAGTTTGTTGTATAGAAGGGAAAGAAAACGACTTGGTAGCGTTCCCATCCCCAGTGTAATCTATGAATGTTGTTGCCATTTATTTGTATATGTTGAGGATGTTGCCTGCACTTTCTTCTTTCTTAAGTTTACGTGCAATTTTCTTTTCTTCACGTTCTTGTGCAAGTATTAGAGCTTTTTCGTCATTCATTACTCTTATCCATGCAGCTTCACGTGCTTGATCGAATAGCCTGCCAATCATAATATTGTGGTAGTAATCTTTAGGTTGAAACTCAGAACGTCTACCGGACTGTATATCTTTATACATAAGCTCCATAGATGCTATAATTTTTGGGTCTTTTGCAAGCCTACTTAGTAGTACTTCTAGATTTTCTTTACCTATTTCACGTTGAAACTTAGAACGTAACAGTGGGCTGTCAGTAAGATCATCACCATTTGGAGAGTATAATACTGATAGTCTTAGATCGTAACCACTCTTAAATAGAAATGTTCTACCAAGACTAGGTGTTAAATTAAAGTTTATCGGTACAAAAGCGTTGTATGCTCTTGTTATGAAGTCCCAGTTTCTGATAGGTCTACCATTTAATAAGTCATATTTTATAGGTAGCTGTCCACCTATAGCTACGTTTTCAGATAGTAAGTTACGGTTACGTATAGAATCTATAATACCAGAGTTTAGTTCACGTGTATATGGTGTAAATAATTTACCCAAATCATTACGTATACCAGCTAGTGGTATCTGATTATTAGCAAAGCCTGCTATAATTCTACTTGCTTGACCGGGTTTACCACCAAATAAATCAGCAAATGACTGTAAGCCTGCTAAGTACGATTTACTTGTAACACCTTGAGATAGAAGTAAAGATACTTTTAGCAAGTTATCTTGTGTCCACTCTTCACCCATAAGTAAGCTAGCATCACCGATGTCAGCTATCATAGACATAATCTGGTTAAAAGGCTCAAAGTTATCATAGTTTACAGTTACATCACCAAACACTAATGAACGTGGTTGGAAACCTGTATCCAGCCATACCTGTCTTTTCTGTCTATCTACAGGGCCATTACCTGTCATTCTACCTGTCATCCATGCCCATGTAGCCATGCTGACTAGAGCAGAGCCCATTGCTAATCGGCCTGTTTGTAAAGCTTTGGCGTTTATTAAGTCTTGGTCATTCATTATACCGTACTGACTTAAATTATCCAAGTTTTGACCAACTTTAGCAAATGCTATATCGTTAAACTCTTTGACTAAAAAGTTAAAACCGGGTGTATGTTTAGCTGTAAGCTTAAGTCCGTTAACACCTGTACGTGCAAACAAGAAGAAAGGTTTAGCCCATGGGTTCTGTTGGAATACAGAGTTTAGGTTAGCTGCAAAGCCTTTTAGATCTTGTGTAAGTGTAACTTCTTTACGTGCAAACTTAGCTGCTTCGTCAGTAAGTCCACCATCTGCATCAAATATATCACGATAGAAAAAGTCTTCGTATGAACGTATAAGCTGTGGTGATATATCGTCAAAAGCTGTTATCTTACCAGCGTTCATTTGATCCATAGCTGATATAAGAGCTTTTTCTCTCATACGAACTCTACCTAATATGTATGCAAACGCATCGTCAGTTGCAGCCATGACTTTAGTAGAGTAGGTAAGAAAACTATTGTTATTCATCTGGCGTGCCATGTTAGCCATTCTAAATGCAGCTTTGTCACCAGCTGTAGCACGGTCGCTTTCTGCCCATCTACGTAAGATGTCCCAGTTAGCGTCGCCTTGTGTGTACTCAGCAAATCTAGTTTTTATAGTAGCTAAGTCACCAGACCAATATGAGTTTAGTCTTGTTTTAAATAATTCAAATGACTCAGGTATAGCTTCCATCATAGCGTTCATAGATGCCAAACCTGTACGTATAGTTCTAATGTCACCAGTAAAAGGAAAGCGTAATATGCCACCTAGAGTCTGGTTCATAGGACGTAAGAATGTATGTGCAGCTGTACCTATAATAGCTCTCATTGGTGTCTTAGGTGAGCTTAGAATACTATGAGTCATAACACCCTGTAGTTCTCTTATCAACGCACCTGACTGTGCCTTACCCTCAATCTCACCACCTTTTATCATCTTTCTTGCCCATGCGTCAAAGTCATCTAGACTGTTGACTGTTTGCATAGATGAGAAAGCCTCAAAAAGTGCCATTAGTAGTTCATCACTATCTTCACCATCAGCTATATCAAGTATAGCTTGTATAGACTCACGAGTGTCGGCCATTTCTTGTGTAAGAGTTCTTCTTAGATAGTTCTTCTTTACACCAGCACCGAGTTCTCTAAAGTTTTGTGATTTTACAATTCTTGCTTTTTTAGCTTCTGTCAATGCTAGAAACATAGTATCACGTATAGCAGCAAGCGGCCCGTCTGTGTCTGCTAGATCTACAAAGTTAGATAATTCTCTACCAGCAATACCTAAGTCACGAACTTGTTGTAGTAATGTACCAACAACCATATCTGTTACTACCACATATTTACTGGTAATAGTCTCTAAGCTGTCTACAAGATTACCATCTATGTCCGTAATCGAATACGCATCAGTGGCTCTAAATATTTCATCTAAGTATTCTCTAGGACTCATATCAGCTGCATTTCTACCTAGTGTAATACGTTGATGTGCAGCGATAGCATCACCAAATACTTCAACTAACGTAAGTCTTTGCTTCTTTATTGAGTCAATAATAGCTTGGTATTTATTATTACTGTATAATTTACGTAAAACTTCGTCCGCTACTTCTTCTGTTATACCAGCCTGTTCAGCTGCTCTTTGTCTTTGTACTGCTGTTACAACGTTACCAGCTGCACCATCTTCTGAACCCCAGTCTTCACGCACTTTTTTCTGCATTTCCCATACATCATATGGGTCATCAACTGATAATTCATTACCTTGAGAAGCGGTTGATAAAGGGCCGTTTTTAGCAGCTCTAAATCTAGACTCGTTTTCTCTTAGCTGTTCTAAACCTTTTGCTAGTTTTTCTTGGTTTACGCTTTGTTTTCGTTTAAATATTTTACTTTTTGCACCACGGCTACCTCTACCTATAAGCATAGTAGCACCATCAAATACAAGACCTATACCCATACCTTCTACGATGTTTTTCATCTTCATCATAATAGGATGGTCAGTATCTTTAGTAGATAGTGGTGTGTCTATCCAACCATAATGGTCACGCATAGACCCTAAAGCATTGTGCCCATCTGACTCTTTTGATACTAAGTCAGATATAGCACCGATACCAGCTGCTCGTATAAGACTTGGAGCACCTAGTAATTTAGTAGCGGCTGTCCCTGCTAGTGGAATACCAGCTACAGCTGCACCTTTTGCAGCTAAAACTGTAGCCCCTGCTAACGTACCAAAATGTACGACACCTCTTGCTAATTTACCCCACCATGTTTTTGTAATGATAGGATTGCCACCACCACCGAGAGGATCAAACTCTGGTTGGTAGTAGCCTTTTTCTTCTTTCTCTCTCTGCATTTCTCCAGAAATTGCATCTATTGTGCGTTCTGGAAAAGTAGAAATAGATGAAGCAGTATCTTGTATACCGCCTGAGACGACTGATCCGAGCTCTTTTACAAAGCCTTTTACACCCCATTGGTCTTGATCTCTAGGATCTTCAATAGCGTCTGATTCTTCTTGAATCTCCTCTTCGTAACCTACTTCAGCGTCTGATCTTGCTTGTTGATCTGAAACTAATTGTTCTACTGAGTAGCCCTCTCTTTCATCTTCTGGGTTTGGCGGTTGTAGACCATATGAGTCCATTAAAATATCTCCGTAAAGTAACTGTCAATAAGCTCAGGGCTTAGTGTATATGGTAGATTGTGTACATCTGCACCTTCGTCAAATATACCTTCCATATCAAATTCGTTTAAACCTAACTCTGAATAGAATCCTGTAGAAAAGAAATTATCTATGCCTGCATCTACCATGTTTTTGGTAAATATTAAACGCTTTTGGTTTTCTAAAGATAATGTATCCTTGCTAAAATCTAAACCAGATGCTTTTTCTAGTCTTCTAATCATACTAGCTTCTAGTTTAAATGGGCCAAAACCGTTGTAACCATAGCCATCTTTTACATGTGCGTTAAGTGTATCATTTATAGGTATGTTTTCAAAATCTAATAACTCTTTGTTTTTATGTGACTTATTACCAAACTGATTATCTTTAGTCTTACGTACAAAATTGTCAAAGAATAGACTTAGATCTGATCCGTCAAACTCAAACATAGCTCTACTGGTTTTTGTAGGACTTGGAAAGTAAGACAGCATTTTATTCATCTCTGCTGTTTTTACAAAATCATGTAAAGCACTACCATCTTGAATTAAGCCTGCTTCTGCATCATAACCTAACGCTTTTAGTCTAGCGTTCATCAAGTCTTGTGCAGTTGTAAATCTTAAATGTTTACTAGCTTCAATATAGTATGATGGTATTGGCCCACCACTTGTATACTGTAGTAGTTTATTTATTGGTTCAAACTCGTGTGCTTCTTCTGCATTTAACCAATCATTTTTTGTATCAGGATTAGCTAATGTTTTACCAGCATTATATGCTGCAACAGCTGTGTTAAATTCTAGGCCTCCTTGAGCTTCTGCATTGTAAAATCTACCAGCACCTTTGACATAGTACAAACCAAATTCGGGATTGTTTTTACCTTTTAACTTAGTTTCGGATGGCATATCTAACTTTTCTTTTACTTTTGTAAATGCAGTTTCAAGTGCTAAACTTACAGGCACTTTCTTTTTTATTTCTGCAAGAAAAATCTCGTTAAAATGATCTCCAGCATTATTAAGTATAGTGTTAGTTTCTATTGATCCAACAATAGTTGTGCTTGTTATACCTTTAGTTTTCTTAATGTAGTCGTCTAGTTTATTTTTTACTTGGTCGTACTTAGTTTTATTATTTTTAATAGGCTCTCTATCATTGTAGTAGTCCTGAGCTTTTTTCTTAGCCTTTGGATCTCTAATAGTATTTATTAAGTCTTGTGCTGATTTAAAGTTACCTTGATCCACAGCAAACGTAGCTAATTCACTTGTTGCTTCATCATAAGCATCATCTTTGGTATGATAATTAAGTAATGGTGTAAAATACTTATTGTAGATACTTTCATCACTAACATCAATACCTAAGTCTCTTAACTCCTGTTTAACTTGTTTTACTTCAGCCTTAAGATGATCTTCTGTAGCACCACCATCAACTCCGTTAAGTCTTTCTGTAGCACTTTCAACACGTGTTGTAATCTCATTTATATCTTTTGCCTGTCCTTCTCTAGTCTCTCTTTCAACAACTTGACCTAGCAAACCTTCCATTCTAGCATGTAATGCAGGGTTAAATTCTTTAAGTGTTTTTTTACCTGATCCATCACGTGCTTCTATACCTTTTATATTTACAATCTTAGCCAGATCTTTACCCTTTAGTATACGTTTGTCTACAAGTTTACCTATATCACTTTCAAGTAACTGCAATGCACCTTGCACATCTTTCTTACCAGTTATCTTTTCATACTTAGCAATGTACCCAGAGAATGGATCTTCGGCTGTACCAAAGATAGCTGTTTTAGCATCACCACCAAGTATCGCATCTGCTAAATCAGTCTGCCTAGCTTGTTCATACTTTGTTTTTTCTTTATTATATGTGTCTGTAATAAACTGATTACGCTGTGTCTTGTTTGTTGCATTTGTTAGTTCTAAGAGTTTTAATTGATTATAACCACTTAATGCGTTCTTACCACCAAAGACACCAGCAGTATGATAGAAAGCTCCTTCGTGAAAATTCATTACAGCATCATATCTGTTTGGATCTCCAGACAGAACTGCATCTTGGATACTTAACATACCATACTCTGTTGGTACTTTAAAATCCTGATTAGCTGCTAGATAACCTTGATAGTTCTTAGATAAGTTAGATACTGTAGCAGCACCTTTTGTCTGAAAGTCTGGTACAGACAATGTTTGAAACATCTTAATACCAAACTCAGCATTATCTATATTATCAGTTGTTGCAAAGTTTCTATCAGTCTCGAAGGCCAGTTCAACACCTTCTGCATAAATTTTATTACTTTCTAGTTGTAGATTTTTGGCAAACTCAGACTCTTCTATTTTTAAGTTTGCATTGGCGGCATCAGCGAAAGATACCTGACCTTCGCTTGACTCTATGTTAAAGATATCTTTTGACTGTTTTACAGACTCATTATATAACTTGGTATTCTGCTTTTCTGTAGCTTCTTGTGCAGCTTTTGCTTTCTGTTTTATGTCATTTAGCTTATCTCTGTTAGCATTAAATTCTCTAACTTCATTAGCAAATGAACCGGCTTGTTTGACTAGCTGTCCTAGTTTCTGAAAGTTTTGACTGCGTTGATCTGCTAGAGCTACAGCAGTCTGAGCGTTTTGCCTATACTGGGCGTTGTTTTTTTGTACAACATCATCTATTGCTTTGTTAGCAACATTACCCAAATCAGCTTGAGGATCTATTTCTGAATAATTAGTATCAGATGTATTAAACATTGCTGAATCCATTATGCCACCTCCTTAAAGTCAACGTCTATCATATCATAGTAAACACCATAGTATCCGTTGTTTAGTCTAACAACAGCTTCTGGATTCTTAGCTAGCACCTCTTGTGCCATAACTCCTATAAACTCTCTGTCCTCATCTAGGTATTTAAATTTATAAATATTGTAGCCATCAATAGATTGACCTATCTTTTTAATATCTTCTTTTAGTCGGATATCACTTTTGGCTGGGAAAAATGACATGAAACCTGATGCCATATTCATACCAAAACTTAGACTGTTCATTAGCTGACCAGCTCTGTCTTTTGGTGGTAACATAGTAGGCATACCAAACTGTGGCCCCATGCCAAGGTTTGCATGCTCTCTCTTTATCATAGCATCTTGTCTTCTTTGTATCTTAGTCTGTACTTTAGATTCTCCAACAGTTGCTAGATTGTACATCTTACGATCTATGTCAGCTATTTTACTAAAGTATTCAGAAGCTTTCTTACCACCGAAACGACGTGACCTACCACCTTCGTTTACGGCTTTAGATTTAAAAAACTCTCTAGCAAGCTGTTCTTTTCCAAGTAAAGCCTTACCTTGAGCTTGGTTAGAAAACTCTTGAAAGTCTGCTAAATCACGTGACCTACCTAAACCTCTTATGGTTTTGATATTGTCCTTAAAGCTAGACTCTTTATTCCATTGTTTGATAGAGTCTGCTCTAAATTCAGCATGTCTTCTATTGTTTTCTATTCTGGCAGCTTCACGTCTGCCTGCATTAGGATCTGGTGCACACACGGCAAAATTCTATAAATTGTATATTGTTTGGCCCATGTTCAAACTTACGTAAGAACT